CCACCGAGCCAGCCGCGATCTTCGTCGTCTGCATCAGCACGACCGTCTTGCTCGCCGTCGAACCGTCCCAGGCCCGGGCGCCGGCCGCCACGGTGACGCCGCCGGCGGGGATGGCGGCGGTGGCCAGGAGCGCGCTGACCCTGAAACCGAGGGCGGCCGTCGCGGTCCCGCCGGTGATCTGCAGAGTGCCCGAGCTGGCGAGCAGCGAGACAATCCGGGGGTAGCCATCCGAGGACTGGCTCCCGGTGACGAGCGACGTCCCGGTGTTGGCCGCCGCAGACGCGGCCACCACGACGGCGGCCAGTTCGGTCTGCGTGACCTGCGTGATGTCGGCCACGTTCCCGGCGCCTGCCGTCGCCGTGCCCGCTGCAAGGCCGAGGGTCGTGGCCACCGCCGAGGGAGTGAAGGCCACCGCCGAGGAGCTGCCCAGCCGAAGGCTCGTGATCTTGAGTTGGCTCGAGACGTTGCTCGCGATGGTCTGGCCGTAAGTCGTGTTGATCCGGCTGACGATGGCGGCGAGGGTCGTGTCCGAGGCCTGGAAGGTGACCAGGAAGGTCGACCCGCTGTCGAGCGCCAGACCGAGCACCTCGCCCCCGACGAACGAGGTGTAGGTACCGCCCACGGCCAAGAGACTCGCGGCGGTCGCCGTGAAGGTCGCCGTCACCACCCCTGTGCTGTTGGGGTTGAAGAGCAGCGTCCACCCCGCAGAGAGCGTAAAGGGCCCCTTCTGCGTCCCCTGGACGAAGGCCCGCGGCGTGAGGGCCACCTGCCCGATCGAGCTGTCGACGCGGACGAGCGACAGGCCACCGAAATAGAGCTTCGACGACTGGAGCCACCCGTTGCCGTTCCACAGCTCGTTTCCGCCGCTGCGGAAGGCGCAGGCGTTGCGGTTCTTCTGCGCCCCGTTGTTGTACGAATAGCCGAGGAGACCGAAGTTCGTCGCCTGATCGGTGCTCGTCAGCAGCGGGGTCGGGACGTTGAAGGGGCCGTCCTCGAATTCCCCCACGATGGCGATCTTCCCGAACGACGCGGAGGTGATCGGGGTGGGTGGCGGCGCGTCAACGATGACGACGCCGCTGAGCGCCAGGAGGACGGCGGCGGAAGGGAGGGAGGTGAAGCGACGAAGGCTCATGGGCTCGGAATCTCCTGGCCAGCGGGAAGGACGCGGATGGTGGTCTCGGTGCGGAGGTCGGGCAGGCGCGAGCGGGCCGCGACGCGGGGGGCCTGCCAGCGGACGAAGACGTCGGCCCGCCACATCCCGCCGGCGCCGGCCTGGTCGTCGGCGACCAGCTCGGAGTGGTCGAAGGCGACGTAGCCGCGGGGGAAGGAGGAGGGCTCGAGGAGCCCCTGGAAGGCCGGAGGCAGGAAGGCCTCGGGCAGCGGGAGCCGGAGGCCCTTGCGCTGGTCGATGGTGCCGAAGAGGGCGTCCTGGACGGCCTGGCGCAGCGCGCCCCGGTGGGGCTCGTTGGTCGCGAAGATGTGGACGCAGGCCAGGCCCGTGTCCTCGCCGAGCAGCCAGAGCGCCTGCTGGTCGTCGGCGGAGATGACGTCGCGGCCCTCGCTGTCCCTGACCGGCGACCCGATCTTGGTGGCCCACTCGGTCGAGGTGACGGGGAGCACCACGGCCGAGGGGTAGAGAGCCGAGCTGGTGCCCTGGGGCCAGCGGCTCGAGACGGAGACGAGGCGCAGGCCCGTGGGCGCGCCGCTGTCGTTCTCGACGCGGGCCTCGAGGCGGGCGAGGTGGCGGGCGAGCGAGGTGAGGACCGCCCGCTCGGGGGTCAGCTCCGCCACGGTGTCCGCGCGGGGCACGACCAGGTCGCCGGCGAGGGTCGCCAGCTCGAGCGCCGCGTCGTCGCGGACCGTCATGGGCGTACCTCGCGCAGCCGCCGGCGGATAATTCTCTTGAGCGAGGGCCCGAGCGCGGTGAGGGCGCGGCGCAGCACCCACCGGGGCTCGATGCCCTTCCTCGCGATGCTGGCCGTGATCGCGTGGGCCGCGGCCACCTCGGCATCCTCGATCTCGCTCTTCGAGGCGCCCTTGAAGCGCCCCTGTGCGTCGCGCCCGCGGCCCTTGGCGGCCTCCTTGGCCTTGGCCTTGGCGAAGCCCTTGCGCTTCACCCACGCGAGGATGGCGCTGAACGGCACGGGCCCCGGGCCGCGGCCGCGCTCCATCCACACCGCCTGCTGGGTCGAGTTGCCGACGATGGCGCCACCCTTGACCTCGGTGACCTGCCAGCCGGCCTTGTACTGGCCCTGGTCGACGGGCTGGTGGGGCCCCGTGCTGGCGATCTCGCGCTGCACGAGAGCGCCGCCGAGCTGCTGGGCGCCCTCGACCATGGCGTCCTCGACGGCCCCGGGGAGGGTCTCCTTGAGGCGGCGCAGGGCCGCCGCGAAGCCAGCCGGAGAGACGCGCGTCGTCATGGTGTGACGTCCCCCTGGTCGTCGAGCTGCTCGCCGGCGAAGGGGCCCGAGGGCTCCTGCGTGGACAGGCGCAGCACCCACCCGAAGCGCTTGGCGTCGAGGAAGGGGACGCCCGTGATGGTGAAGCGTCGCACGGCCGCGCCGCCATCCTGGCGGACCTCGATCCAGCTCTCCTGGCCCGGCGCGAGGGAGGCGTAGGGGGCGAGAAAGCTCTCGGCATAGGTCGGGTCGAGTCCCTCGAGCATCGCCGTGCCCTCCTCGACGACGCCGTGCATGGCGCGCGACCAGCTGCCGGCGAGGACGAGGGACGGGGGCGCCACGGCGCCGTCGCAGGCCTTGCCGCAGCCAAGCTCGGTGCGGGAGAGGATCTGCCGCGTGCCGCGCCCCACCTCGGGCCCGGTCCACCCCGCGAGGACGGCAAAGACCCGGTAGGGACGCAGGCCGAGGCAGCCGTAGGTCTCCCCACGGATGCTCGCCACGTCGCGCGCCAGGTCGCTGTAGAAGCTCATGGCGACCACGTCCCCCCGACGCCGCCGCCCGCGCCGAGGCCGGTGCGGTTCGGGTTGATGACGAAGTCGACGAGGGCTGCGAGGCGCTCCCGGGCCCGAGCGATCAGGGCCTCCGTCTCGGTGCGGCCGAGGCGCGGGTCGAAGCGGATCGAGTCGACTTGGAGGATAGCCCCGCGCCCTGCGCCGCAGCTGCCCCCCGCGCCGCCGAGGGCGCCGGCGAGGAGCCTGTCCTCCGCGACCTGGATCTGGCGAGCCAGGAGGAGCGCGTCCTCCTTTGCCGACGGATCAAGCTGGGCGAGCCGCCCGTCGAGCTGCCAGGCCACGGGCACGGACCCCGAATAGCCGGAGATCACCGCCACCGTCCGGGAGCCCGGATAGAGCAGTGCCTTGGCCACCAGGGCGTACTCGGGGTCGGTCCAGCTCGAGGGCGTCACACGTCACCAGTCGCTGCCGTACTCGAGGCCGATCGCGCGCTTGAACGGCGTCGTGTCGTTCGCGTTCGCCGCCGACAGCACGTCGCTCGGCAGGACGAAGTCAAAGTAGTTGATCACCGACACGGTCGAGACCATCGCCCGCTCGTCGAGGGGCGGCCGGATCATGAGGCACCAGCCGTCCATGTTCCCGGCGAGGAACTGCCGGCCGTTGAGGTCGTAGCTGGCCATCTCCCCGAAGGAGTGGATGAGCTTCGCGCCGCCCGCCTCGAGCACCTTGCGGTGGTCGATGTAGGCCTCGGTGAGGACCTCCTCGCCGGTCATGATGGCCCGGCGGATCACGACGCCGCTGCTGTTCACGAGGGGCAGGCCGATGTCCTGCATCTGGATGCTCGAGCCAGGGGAACCCGTGCCGCCCGTGCCCGAGAAGCCCGCGGAGCCGACGATGACCTCGTGCCCCTTGCCGACGCCCGGGCTGTCGTTGTTCTCGAGGATGGTGATGCCCTCGGCGCCCGAGAAGAAGGAGCCCGCACCGAAGATCGGCGACAGCCCCGCGCCCTGGAAGGCCACCTGGTACGCCGAGTCGGCGGTGATCTTCTCGCGGAAGGCCGCGTCGACGTGCAGGTGGTACGTGCCGGTCGAGGCGTGCGGCATGACGCCGCGGTCGACCAGGCGCTGCCGCATCTTCAGGATATCCCGATAGACGGGGAAGTCGGTCGCGAGGATGGCCTCGCTCGAGGCACGCCCCCCGGCGCGCACCATGTACGGCGCTTGCGTGAGCGCGTTCGGGTTGCGCTGGACGAAGACGTAGCTGCCGGCGGCCACCGAGGCGCCGAGGCTGCCGTCGAGGGTGAGCTCTCCGGGTCCGTCCGGGTAGTTGCCGTCGAGAGGCGTGTAACCCGTCACCTTGCGGTTGGTGATCGTCGAGCCGGCGACGATGGTGATCGGAATGGCGTTGGTCGCCGAGACCGCCACCGGGGCGCCGCTCTGGTACTGGAAGCGGAAGCCCGAGAGGCTGTCGACCAGGAGGATGCTCGTGCCCGAGCCCTGCGTGCGGCGGATGATCGTGAAGCCCGCAAAAGCGCCGCCAAAGAGCTTGCCGCGGGCGACGCGGCTCGAGGTGCGGCCGCACCACTCCGACAGGCGGGTGATGACCTGCTCGGGCTTGCGCCCCACGGTCTGCACGTAGGCGGTCATCGCGTCGATGTCGACGCTGTTGGCATACGGCAGGGGGTTTGCCGTGTAGCGCTCGACCTCGTACGAGCCGCGGTCGGTCGCGCCGAGCGTCGCAGCGGGCTTCAGGTTGACGTCGAGGAGGCCCAGGCGCTGGAAGTTCAGCGAGGTGCCGATCCCTGGGGGCAGCTCCTCACGCTCGGCGTCGGCGCGGTAGCGCGCCATGGGCCGGAGGGAGTCCTTCCCCTTGCGGATCAGGGCATTGTTGAGGATGAGGAGGCCGAGCGAGGGGATGGTGCCGCCGGGCAGTAGAGCGAGGGACATGGGCTATCTCCAAACGGGAGGCAGAGGTCAGTTGTGCTGGTTCCAGGCGCGCCACTGCTCGTCGGTCATCTCGGCGGCATTGACGTAGCCGCTCTGCGTCGTCGCCTTCGTGGTGGCTGCGGCCACCTGGCGCGTGCCGGTGGTGGCGGCCTGGGCCTGGGCCGCGGAGCCGAAGAAGTAGGGGCGCTTCGCCCGCAGGTCGGCGAAGAACTTCGCCTCGTCGAAGGCCTGGCCGGCCTTCTTCGCCAGGCCTTCCGCCTCGTGCAGCTCGACCTCGACGAACTTGCGCTCGCCGGCCGCGACGCCGTGGGTGTCGAGGCGATCACGGAGGGCGAGCGCGTCCTCGGCCGCCTTGCGCGCGGCCTTCTCGGCCTCGTACTTGGATTCGGTCTTGGCGCGCGCTTCCTGTGCCTCGTTGTAGAGCTTCTTGTGGCGCTCGCCGTCCGAGAGCTTGGCGTCCTCGGCCTTGCGCTTCTCCTCGTCGGCAGCCTTCTTCTCCTCGAGGTGAGCCTTGTAGGCTTCCTCGGAGGTGAAACCCATCTCGCGAAGGGTCTCGGCGCGGGCCTCAGCCTTGGCCTTCTGTGCATCGAAGGCGGGGGGCGCGGGGGTCTGTTGGGCAGCGGCGCCTGCGCCGGCGGCCCCAGCCCCAGCAGCGCCCACGGCCGCACCACCGGCGCCAGCCCCCTCGCCGCCCGTGGCCGCGTTCATCAGGATGGCCATCCCGAGAGCGAGTCGCATGAAGGCGGGCATCAGATGAGCCCCGTCTTGGTGTCGTCGAAGAGCTGGGCGACGTTGCCGTCCTCGTCCTTGACCGGGTCGGTGGTCGTGTAGTGGATCTCGGCGACGGCAAGCGGGCCTGTCACCTCGGAGGCGTAGAAGCCGATGGTCTTGCCGTCGGCCGCGGGCGCGGCCTGGTGAGCGGCGACGGTGGCGCCGCGGAGCACCGGGGCCTTCTCCTCGTTGCCGCCCGAGCCGCCCGTCACCTCGCAGAAGAGGAGCTTCTTGATGGTGTACTTCGGCGCCGTGGCGTCGCCCGTGACGGCGAGGCCCACGTCGCGCTGGATGCGGACGCCGCCGGCATGCAGGACGCTGCCAGCCTTGCTGAGGCGCATCGCGGCGGGGAGGTTGTTGGTGTCGCCGCGGTCGATCGCGGCGCGAGTCGTGGTCATGGTGGTGTCCTCAGCTCGCCTTGCCGGCGATCCAGAATTTCGCCCCGGACGACGTGCCCGAGAGCTCGATGCGCCGGGGCAAGGCCGCGGCGGGGAAGGGTTTTGCGAAGGGGCCCGCACCGAGGCGCTGGTCGTCGCCCGCGCCCCAGGTCGTGCCCGGGACGAGGCCGAGCAGCCCGAGGGCGGAGCCCGAAACCAGCTGCACGCTCCCCGCCTGCCAGCCCCGGGCCTGCGCGCTCGCGCCGCCGGTCAGCTGGCCCGCGACGCGGAGTCCGCCCGTGATCGGGTCCTGGCTCGCGACCTGAGAGCCCGCGGCATAGTTGAGCCGCTTGGCGGCGAGGGCGATGTTGGTATCCCCCGACTGCAGGGTTGCGGTGACGGCCCCAAGGCCGTCGACCTGGAAGGCCAGCGTCTCGCCGCCCGCGGGGGCGATGGCGCCCGTGACGGTGCCGACGACGACCGCGGGGAGGCCTCCTGTGCGGAGGATGAGATCTGTGCCGGGCGGCAGATCGGCGACGAGGCGCTCGACCTGCTGGACCGGCGTCTCCAGCATCACAAAGGCTGCGCCGAGGGCGCCCGGCGTCGAGACGTTGCGCGGAGTCTGGTCCACGTACTCATGGACTGACGCCACCGGGTCGCGCACCTGTGCCTGCTGCGCCGAGGAGACCGCAGACGGATCGGCCGTGACGACCGAGAGAGTGAGCTGGAGCGAGCCCGACATGCCTCACGCAGGATGCGCGGGACGGGTAAGTCTCGCAAGTGACTAAGATCGTTGGTTTTATCGTGGGTCACCTGAGTGCTATTGGATAGCACACGGTATGCTATTCCGTAGCAGATGGGTGCTGTGCGTGGTACGAAGGGAGGATGAGCAGCAACCACGAGCCCAAGCCCTTCCGCTTGCTCCGCGTGAGGGCGCACGCCGACACGCAGCAAGATCTCGAGCGTCTGAAGGAGGTGACCGGGGCCGTCAACGAGTCTGACCTCATCAGGACAGCGATTCGCGAGATGGCCGATCGGCGCCACCAGGGCAAGGTGGCGTGAGCCTCCCGCGCACCCTCGAGAGCAGAATCTCCCTCGACGACGTGCGGGAGATGAAGCGGAGGATCAAGGCTGCACCATCCTCCTTCGAGGTCGTGTTGGTGTCGCCCCAGCACCTCGACGCTCTGAAACTCCACATCGCTGCGCAACCAATCACCCCCTCTCCTGCGGCTCACCTGATCCACTTCGGGGGTGGCCTGGCCATCGTGGTCCAGGAGGAGATCCGGCGGCGTCTCGCGGCCCCGACGATGGCGGTAGCGATGAGCTGGGACGCCTTGCGGCGGGCAGAGGCGTGGCTGGCCTGGGAAGCGGCGGCGCAGATCGCCTGAGCGACATCAGTCGTCGACGGGGAAGCCCTCGGCCTCGAGCTTCTCGATCGCGGCTTCCAGTTCGGTCGGATCGTCCTGCAGCCTGAGCAGCACCTCGACGTCGTCGCTGTTGAGGGAGCCGACCTCCCGGATGAACGCGAGCGCGCCCGGGACGTCATTCCGGCCAGGATAATCGAGGTAGTCGTCGTCTTCGCTGGGCTCGCTCATCGTCGTCGCCGCCTCCGCGCCTGCATCATCCGCGGGTCAGACTGCAGGATAGCAACGAAGGTGTCGACCTGCGCGGGGGAAAAGCCAAGGGCGCGCCCGAGCGCCTGGGCGTGCTCGTTGGGAGTGGCGATCGAGGCTGAGGGGGGAGTCGAGGGCCCCCGGAGAACCTTCACCGCGGCCTCGAGCTGGAGCGGGATCAGGGCGCGACGAGCGAGGATCTCGCTCCGCGGGGCCGTGGTGGGGATGCTGACCGTGGCGACGTGCTCGGCCAGGCGTTCGATGAAGTGATCGTAGGAGCCGGGCCGCCCGTGACGGAACTCTCCCGTGATCGGGTCGACGAAAGGACCTGACAGGGGGTGATCGTGGGGCAGGGTGTCGGGCAGAAGACCGAGGCGGCTGGCGAGGAGCCGACGAGCGGAAAGCTCGGTGAGCGCCTCCTCGATGCCAACGCCGTGCGCGCGATAGCCCCCCGGCTGGATGCGGCTCGCTCCGTGCAGCTCCTCGTGCGTGAGCGTCCGCAGTCCGTTGATCTGTGGGTTGGTCAGGGTGTGCCCTGCGTCGAGAGCACGCATGCCTGCGATCGCCTCGTCGAACACCTGGCGCTGGATCTTGATCTTGCCGCGCCAGTCGTGCGTTCCGCGAAGAGAGCCCCTTCCCGGGAAAATGTGCATCTTGCCCGCGTCAGGGCGCGACGCCGCCACGTCGACCGAGGTGATCCCTTCACCCTCGAGCATCGCGCGGACGGCAGTGCGCTGGCGAGCCTGGTTGCCAGGGCTGCGGCTGCCATTGGCGGCCAGGAAGGCTCGCGCCATGGTCGTCGCGGGAAGCTCGGCAGGCCGCACGACGATCGAGGGTGTTGGAGGGGGCGGGGCTGGCGGCGCTGGCGGCGCCGGTGGAGGGATGATCGCCACAGGACGAACCACGACGGGCCGCGGCACCACAGGCCCCGGCGCGGTGCTCTCTGGCTCTTCCCAGGCCCGGCGCCAGGGGATGATCACGGCCCTGTCGTTGGGGCGGCCGGGGGGGATCATGTAGATGCGCCCGGCGCCGTCGACGAAGGGGTCATCGGGGCCGCGGACCTCGCCGTGCGCGACGCGGCTGTCGGCGGCCGTGCGGCTGTCGAAGGTCTCGATGAGCTTCCGGCACAGGTCGGGGAATCGCCGCAGCCGCTGGGCGTGGATCTCCTGATCAGTGCCGGTGGCGTAGGCGTGCATTGCCTCGGTGCGGACAATCCGCGCCGCCCACCCCGCGCTCTGCACGAGGGCCCCGGGGTCGCCCCCCTTCGTCTCGAGGCGCTTCGTCATCTCGCTGAAGGTCCGACCCGCGAGCACGCCGGTCTGCAGCTCGCGCCGAAACACCTCGACCGCGTGGGCGCCGTAGCGGGCCACCGAAGAGGGATAGCGGCTCATGAGGGTCTGCTCGAGCGCGAGCGCGGGCCGGAGGGCGAGCGGCCGCAGCACCCCGCCCGAGGCCTGCTCGTAGTGCGCGAGCACGTCGATCGCGGCCTTGACCCCGAGGCCGTAGGCCATGAGGCCCTGCTTCTGCAGGACCTTTACGAAGCGTGGCTCGACGCGTCCGAGCACGAGCCTCATCTGCGCGAGCGAGGCGTCGGCGTCGTGCTGGGTCCAGGTCCGCTCCTTTCCCTCGGGCCCCTCAAGGCGCCGGACATCGGCGGCCAGCTCGGCCTCGGCGCGGAACAGGAGGATGAGCAGCTCCTGCTTGCTCCTCGTGATGAGGGCCCGCTCGACCTCGGCCCGGTCGGCGTCGACGATCTCTTGGACGCGGCTGCGCGCCTGGGCCGCGGGGACCGGCTCGACGAAGGAGCGGGGGACGACGGGCGAGCGGGCCAAGGGCTACCCAAGCACGCGCTCGACTTCGAGCCCGGCCAGTTGCCCGCAGGCCGAGCACTCCCAGCCGTGATCCCTGGACCCGAGGCCCGCGGGCCAGGCCGCGATCCAGCGATGCCCACAAGCCCCGCAGCGGGCCTTTGAGGTGGCCCAGACGGGCCGATAGTCGTCGAGCTCAATGAGCGTGGGCGGGGCCGGCTGGCTCATTCCGCTGCCACCTTCCCGCCGCTCGTCTCGGCCTCCTGCTCGCCTTCCGCGGGGTCCTTCGCCCCGATCGGGCCCGCGGCGCCCGGGGTGTCCGGCGCGAGGCCGAAGGCGGTCTGCTGGCGCTCGGCCGCGGCCTCCTCGTCGGCCTCGATGGCTTCGAGCTCCTCCTGCACCGAGGTGATCGGGATGGCGCTGGCGGCGAGCCAGGCCACGGCCGTCGCCCGGCTCATGACCTGCTTGCCCCCGGTGGCGGCGCCGGCCGCGTCGATCATGGCCTTCTGGTCGGTGATGCCGGGCGGGAAGGCGTCAGGCCACACGCACTCGACGAAGCTCGACTTGCCCGGGATGCGGGGCTCGACCTTGACGGCGCCCAGGACCTCCTCCGAGGTCACGCGGGGCGGCACGTCGAGCGCGAGGCCCCGGGCGAGGAGGATTCGCGCCGAGGCGAGGAGGCCTTGGGCGAGGGGCACGATCAGGCCCTTGGCATAGCCCCGGCGTCCCGTGGCAGCGGTCTTGAGCGTGCGCTGGAAGATGCGCCGGAGGGACTCCCCCGAGACCGCGCCCTTGAGCGTCTCGACGTCCACCATGACGACGCCGCTTTGCCGATAGACGTGCTGCGCGCGCTTCTCGGCGATGGTCATACAGATGGTGGCCGACTCGCCCTTCTGGCTCAGGATCTCGGCGCCGCCCCGGGCGAAGATCGTGTTGAAGGCGCCCTTCCGGACGTTGCCGGGGTTGAGCGCCGGGTCCTCCCGGATGACGAGCGTGTCGTCAGCGTTCCGCATGGTCGTGACGCCCGCGGCGGCGAAGAGCATGTTGGCCTCGTCGATCTCGCCCTCGGTCTCGGCGCCGTCCGGGGTGCCCTCGTGCGAGCCCGAGACCGCGTGCTGGGGGTACCAGTACACGGGGCAGAACCCGAAGCTGTGAGCCACGCGCTCGACCTCCTCCCAGCGCCAGGGCTTCTCGGAGCCGTCGGGGTTCTTCACCCGCTCGTGCAGCGACTCATCGGTCTCGGTCCAGATGCGGGCGAAGAGAGGCTGCTCGTCGTCGCTGCCGGCGAAGGGATCCTCGCCCCGGAAGACCATGGCGACGGCGGCAGGGCGGTGCTCCTGGGCGTCGCGCCAGGCGAGGGGCCAGCAGAGGCGGGGGTTGTGGGCCTCAAGCGAGCACCGGCCCTCGCGCCAGAGGAAGGACACGACGGCTGTGCCCATCGCGCCCCCGTAGTCGCGGGCCTGGGCGAGCACGTCGCTCATGTTGGTGAGCCCGGCCACGGCCCCGAGCCAGTCCTCGGCGGCCTCGTCGTCGGCGACGGTGAGGCGGCACCAGCTGTCGCCGGCGAGGGTCCAGTCGGTGATCTCGGAGACCACCTCGCCCCGCAGGTTCCAGACCGCGCCGGGATCCCGCTCCTCCCAGGGCGGCGTCCGGACACCCGAGCCGTAGACGCGGCTGGCCTTGCGGTAGCCCTGAATGTCGAGGGGCCGATCCTCGTACTGCGTGCCGCGCCAGTACCGCTCCCTCATCACGAGCCGGCGGTGGCGCAAGGTCGCAGCCAGTTTCTCGGGCAAGAGGGCGAGGGCGAGGAAGTCCGTGACGGGGTCCATGGAGGGCCTCAAGCAGCAGCGCCGAAGAGGCGCCGGATGTGGTCGGGGAGGGCGGGAACAGTCGGATCGACCGGGGCTGCAGGCGAAGGAGCCGCGGGGGCGATCTCGGCGACGGGGGCTGCGGCCGGCGGGGCGGGCGCAAAGAGGGCCTGGACGGTGCCCCAGTCGCCGATCGCCTGCTGGTCGCGGAACTCGGGCGGCAGGGTCTCCATCTCGGCCGCGTGGCTGTGCTGGAAGGTCCCGCCGGCGATCATCAGCGCGCCCTGCTTGGCGAAATAGCCGGCCATCACGTCGTCGGCGGTGTGGCCGACGCGGGAGAAGTCGAGGAGGTGCGAGGACCAGTCGCGGATCGCGAGGTAGGCCTCGAGCTCCTCGGCCTCGAGCCGGCCCCGGTACTCGCTCTCGTTGTCGTTCTCGGCCGGCGCGGGGATGATCCACCGGCCGGCGCGCATCTCGACGCCGATGCCCTCGATTCCCAGGCTCTCGTGCCATTTCTGCGCGTTCGTCGAGAAGTCGAAGATCGGCGTCTCGAGCCCCGCGGCGCGGGCAAACTGGGACAAAAAGACCTGGGCGCCGTTGTCCTCGACGACGAAGAGCTCAGGCTGGTAGCGCTGGTCGAGGGCGCGAAGGCGCTCGAGGGTGACGTCCGCCGACCAGCGTCCCTTCTCGATCCAGAGAACCTGCCGACGGCCGTCGGGGTGAATCCCGAGGACGAAGAACACGGTGAGGTCGCTCTTTCGCTTCTTCTCGCTCTTGCCCGTCGCGAGGTCGACGCCGATGACAACCCGCATGCGGGTCGCCATCATGACGCCCATCAGGTGGATCTTCGCCGGGTCGATGAGCGCGCCCTGCCGGTCGAAGGCCTGCGCGACACGGCGGATCGGCTGCACGCCCGCGCCGAGCTTCCGGGCGAGAGCGAACCAGGGGCCCTGGAAGATGCGCGTCGAGTCGCTCCGGGGGCGGCAGAGGTACATCCGCTCGAAGCTCGCCAGGGGCGTCGAGGCGCGCTGCTTGTCGAGCCAGGCCTGGGGGCGGAAGGCAGGCCAGAGGAGCTCGCCCGAGTCGTTCGCCGCGGGATAGGCCTTGTACCAGACGCCCGCGCGCTTCGAGTAGTCGAAGGCCGCGTCGTCCTCGTGCCAGGCGTTGGCCAGCATGAAGAACTGGCCGTGCGTCGTCATGCGCGTCCGGATGGACTGGTCGAGGAAGCTAATGAGCTTCTTCCGCTGGTATTCGGTGAGGCTGTTCTCGAAGTCGACCACGTCATCAGCGAGGACGATGTCGGCGCGCGTGCCGAGCGGGCTCGAGTCGAGGCCGTAGGTCTCGACGGTGTCGGTGGTGGTGTCGATGCCGGCGCCGGCGAGCCGCAGGCGGTCATCAGTCCAGGGGAGCCCCGGCACCAGCTCCGGGAACACCGCCCGAACCATCGGGTTTGCCTCGATCTGGCGACGGATCTTCCGCAGGAGCCGGCGGGCGTTCTCCTGCTGCTTGCCGAGGAGGAGGATCCGGATGCCGGGTTTCCGCCCCATGCGCCAGAGCAGGTGGAAGAGGATCTGCTCGGTCTTCCCGAAGCCCGTGGCTCCGTGAATGACGACGATCGGCTCGTTCGACCACTTCTCCTGCCATTCGCGGTGGAACCACTGCTGGACGAACGGCGGGCTGCCGTCCTCCTGGTCGTTCCGGGCGCACAGCTCGACGAAGGTGTTGACGTCGGTGCGGGCGCGCTCGATCTCGTCCGCCCAGAGCCGGAGGGCGATGGCCTCGAGCTCCGCGGGTGACAGAGCCTCCTCAAGCGCGAGGGCGAGGGCCGAGTGCATGGCGCGCCTCCAGGGCCACGATCGCCCGCTCGGCGAGCACCTCGGCGAGAGCGGGCGTGAGGGCCGAGTGGGTGATGAGGGCCTGGCGCAGCTCGCCCACGCCGAGGCTCCAGTGATCAGCGGCGAGCTGGGCGAGGATCTGCGCGGTCTCCTCGGGGTCCTCGCCCCTGGCCTCGTGCATTGCCTCGGCAGCAGCCCGAGCAGGCCCGAGGAAGCGCCCGAGCAGGCCGGGGGGCACGGGCGGGAGCGGGGCCGGCGCGGGCGGCAGAGGCGGCGCAAGGAGCAGGGCCGGCGCGAGCGGCACGCCAGCGGGCAGAGGAGGCGAGCCAAAGCGCAGGACGCACCACGCCCCGAGCGCCGCGCCGACAGCGAGCGCGAGGCAGAGGAGGGTGACGACCGCGGGCAGCTCCACCACGGCCCAGGTCAGGCGACGATGCGCTTCTGGGGCTCGGGGAAGCGCTCGCGCAGGAGGGCCGTCACCCCGGCCTGGTCGAGCTTCTCCTCGATGACCTCGTCGACGAGGCGCCCCAAGGCCTCGGGCCCGATCTTCTGCAGGCCCTGAACCGCCGCCGGCGCGAGCCCGGTGTTCACGGCGAAGGCGATGTCGTGGGCAGCAGAGCGCACGGGCTCGGGCAGGCCGGCGGTCTCGGCAATCTTGCCGAGGAGGGCGTGGCCCCCAAGCCGGAACTGCTTGGCCGCCGCAGCGAAGCCCGAGGGAAGGTCCGCGGGGGCGGGGCCCTCGCCATCCTGGCCCCGGTCGGCCGCGGGGCGGTCATCGGGCGGGGGGGACGCGGGCGGGTTGCCCTGGGGGGCCTGGGGCGCGGCGCCGGGGCCCGGGCCGTTGGGCCCGTTGGGGTTCAGCGGGTCGCCCTTCGGTAGCGGGGACGCACCGGGCTGCGGCGGGGGCTGGGGGGCGAGCGGGTCGCCCTTGGGGAGGGGAGAGGCGGGCTGCGCGGGAGCGGCGTCGGTCTTGGTACCCATGGTCGATCCATGGTGGACCAGATGGATGCATCGATCAACTTCATCCACTGGACAGGCATGCAGGGTTCCATCTCAACCCTTTGGGGGCAGGAGCGCGGCGATGGTCTCGGGCGCCGTGCCGGCCTGCAGCTGCTCGAGCTGGGCGGGGGTGGGGCGGGCGCCAAGGAGTGCCCAGAGGCGGATGAACCGGGGGTCCTGGGCGAGGGCCTGCAGCTGCGGGGGGAGCGGGGGCGTGCGGGGCAGATCCTTCCCGGAGGCATCCGTCTCGGCGCTCTTCTTCGGCGCGAGCGTGCCGTCGACCTGGGCGATGGCCTTGACGGCGGTGACGGCGGCGAGGGCATCCCCGGAGCCCATGGCGAGGGTGTAGGCGGCTTCGAGGCGGCCCAGGTTGGTCTCCCGCTGCTCGTCGAGGTCGCCGCGCGACATCTTGAGCTGGCGCGAGGCCTCCGCCGACGACCACTTGATCGCGCTCAGGCTGAGCCCCCACCGCCCGGCCAGTTCGTGAGCCTTGGCGGTGGACCACCAGCCCCCGGCCATGAGGGCGGCGATGTGGCGAACCCGGTCCTCGACTGGGGGAGCCTCCCCGAGAAGGCAGACCGGGGGCGGGGGGGGAGGGTCGCGCGCAGGAGTCAAACCACCGTCGTCGGGGGAGGCAGATCTCGGCTGTTTTTTGCCTTTCTTGGTCACGGGGACCTCGGCCGGGCGAACTCGCGGAGGTAGGGCTGCAGGGGCACGCAGGTGTGAGCCCGCAGGGTCGCCTCATCGAGGGAGGCCCGGCCGCTGACCAGCACCGCCCGGGCGACGCGCCAGGGGACGGCGAAGGCGAGCAGCTCGTGCACCGTGCAGAGGATGACCGCGACGCCGCCACGGGCCTCGCAGCGGGCGAGCTGGGCCTGCTGGTGTTCCTTGACGCGGGAGAGGTCGAGACGGAGCGGAGCGAGCCCGTTGCCGCTCTCCCGGCGCTGCTGGCGGAGGTGCTTGACCTCGGCCTGGACCTCGCGGCCGTCGGCCATCGCGCCGCGGCAGTCGACCGACCCGGGGCCAGGCTTGACGTAGGCGTAATGCTCGTCCGGGTGGCGGCCGGTCGGCTTGCCTATCTTGATGTGGCTGGACACCCGCCACACCTCGGCGACGCCGCGATCGAAGCACAATTTGTGCATCTTGTCGGCGATGGCCTCCCCCTCATCCCCGTGCTCCTGGGCCTGCTCTCCGGCGAGCTGGTGGAGAGCGAGGGCAGGGAGGCCAGGGAGGGGCGCCTGCTCGGCGGGGCGGTGACCCTTCACCGGAACCCTCGCTGCCGGGCCTTCTTCCGCTGGTTGCTGGCCCGGTAGCCGCGGGCGTAGTCGACGCCGACGATGGTGCGGGCCGGCTCAGGGGCGCGGACCACGGGCAGGGGCGGGGGTGGCGCCGGGGGAGGTGGCGGTGGCGGGGGCTCAGGCCGGGGAGGTGTCGGGGTCGCGGGCGGCCCCAGGCTGGGCATGGCCAGGGGGCCCATGGTGGAGGCCATGAGGGCGAGCAGGAGGCCGCGGTTCACTGGCTCACCTCCTTCGGCCCCTCGGCCATCCGTGTCGCCAGCCGCCGGAGGTGGCCCCGCTGGCCGGTCGCCTCGGCCTCGGCCTGCTCGTGGCGGGCGACCTCGCGGAGGGCCTCCTGGGCCGCCTTGTCCGCGTCCCTCGCGACCTGGCCGAGCCGGGCATACTCGGTCTCGAGGATGGCGAGCACCCGGGCCCGCTCTTCCTGCCGCCCCTCCTCGCGGGCCCGGTCCAGCTCCTCGTCGGAGGCTGGCGGGCTCGCCGGCACGCTCCCGAGCCCGGTCAGGTACGCCATCCTCGCCGCGGTCCTCATCCCCTCGGCGATCAGCCCATCGACCTCCCGGCCGTGGTGGACACCGATGGCGCGGAGTCCGCGGGTCAGCTGGTCGAGAGCCAGCTCGACATGCTCGCGGAGGAGGTCGTCGGCGGAGGGGGGCTCGGCCTCGGGCTCGGCCTGCCAGACCACGGGCACCGTGCCCTGGTGGCCCCCGCGGTGTCCGTGCTCGAGGGTGCAGTGGTACATGCCGCTGCGGGCGTCGCAGGTGCGGGCGGGGAGGCATTCGGTGATCATGGGGTCCTCGTGTCGGTGGGCTTGTGGAGAGGGACGACCCGCCACCCGGGGCCGGCCTTCCGGGCGACCTCCTCGGCGCGGCCCTGTGTCGGGAAACGGGTGGCGTTGTCCTTGCCGCTGACGACCTCGCCCCGGGCGGTGAGGTAGAGGGAGATGCCGCGGCGGACGAGGTAGCGGGTCACCTGGCCCTCCCGGGCAGGCGCGGGGCACGGCGGCGGACCTGGGGCAGCGGGGCGGGCGGCTGGTAGACCTGCGCGCAGCGGTGCGAGCAGAAGTACGGCGTGCCGAGGTGCTCGGGGTAGCGGTGCCCGCAGGTGAGGCAGAGGCGGCGAGAGCGGCGGATCACGGGCACACCCGCCTCTCCACCCGCAGGCCCTCTTTCCGGGCCGCGGTCAGCGTATGGTCGGTGCCGTGGGTCCGGCTCGCGGGGTCGACGAGGCCGAGGACCAGGACGCCCCCGGCGGCGAAGGCGTCGACCATCGCCTTGTTGCGTTGCAGGGGCCGGCGGTACGGATCCGGGTCGAGTTGCGCGATCGAACACCAGCGACCCCACATGCCCGCGTGGTCGCGGATCGTGCCGTCCTTGCGGTAGCTGTGCCACGCGAGACCGAAGTTCCTGGCGATCTCGATGGCCCAGGCGTCCGGACCGGGGGCGTCCCCGGTGACGATCAGGCGCTCGGTCGGGTCCAGGTGGGTCGTCGCCTCGACGATCTGCCGACGGGCCCATGCCTCCCCGCCGGGGCGGGTGGCGAGGGTGCGGGAGCCGGACACGATGAGGATCAGGGGCGCGGTCATTCGATGCCTCGGAGGTCGAAGGCCAAGAGGAAGAGGATGCAGGCCCCGGCGTGAGCGAGGTGCGGGTGGCCGCTCTCGGGGTCGAGCTTCTCGCCCTGGGCCCACGCGGTCAGGTGGCGGAGGGCCGCGGCGAGGTAGCGGCGCCGGGCGTCCGGCACGACGAGCCAGTTGTCGGGCGCGTACTTGCGGGCCCCGAAGGTGAGCACGGCGACGACGGCTGCCGCGGCGTCGAAGGGCAGAAGATCCCAGCGGGCCTTCTCGGCATCGTCTTTCCGGCCCTCGGTCACGCCGCCTCCTGCTCGAGCCGGCGGGCCAGCTCAGGGTTGAGTGCGAGCCGCCCTGCGAGGGCCAGGCGCTCCCGCTCGGGCTTTTGCCATCGGCACCACCGACACGGCCCGAGCCCGCGGTCCTGGAGACCCTTGATCCCGCAGCCGCCGCAGGCGCAGGGGTGCACGGCCCAGGGCGGCGCCGGCGGGGGCGTGAAGGGGCGGTAGGGGCGCTGGCTCATCGCTCCCTCAGCGGGTGGAGAGCCCGCCCAACCTTGTCGACCGCGCGCCGGATGCCCTCGGCCTCGCCGGCGAGGAGGTCGCGGCTGCGGGTCTCCGTCGGGCTGGCGCAGGCCGCGCGGGCCTCGGTCATGCGGGCCTCGTTGCCGGCGAGAGCCAGCTCGACGCGGGCGCGGTCACCCGGTGCTGCGGCGTCGGGCTCCTCGGTCGCGGAGACGATGCGGGCTTGCCCGTCGACGCCTGCGTGGTGCAGGCCCGCGACCACGCCGGCCGCATTGGCGTAGAGGTCGTGGACCTCGGCCTGGCCGGAAAGCTCCTGCCAGACGAGGGCCTTGGTGAGCCAGACGGGGGTGCCATCGGGCAGCGCGGAGCGGAGGACCCAGCCGCTCACCCGGCCCTCCCGCGGCAGGCCGGCAGGGTGGGGGCCTCGGGGCCCGCGGGGCACCGCGGGGCGAGGGGTGGCGGGCAGAGGGGCGAGGGGGCGGGGAGGCAGCGGGTCATTCCGCGGTCCTCGCGGGCATCACCTCGGCCCAATCGGTCAGGCAGTCAGCGAGGTGCTCGGCGTCCTGCTTGCTGGCCTCGGCTGTGGCCTTCGCGTCGCGCAGGCCTTCCGCGTAGCCGTCAGACCACGCATTATCGGACTTTATCTCGAGACCCCAGACGTGGTCTTTCGCGCTCTCCCTGGCCTGGATAGCGCTCCACCAGCGGGCGGTGTGCATGCGGAAGATGGTCCAGAGTTCGTCGACGCAGCGCTCGACGTCGCCGTGGATCTCCTCGGTCGTGAAGCGCACGACGTAGGCCCCCGCCGCGACGAAAGCCCGATCGCGAGCGCGGTCGCGGGCCGCGCCCTCATTTGTGTCGTGCCACTGCCTCCCGTCGATCTCGACGATGACGTGGGCCGGGCCCGCGGCGCTGTCGCTGTCAGCCCAGAAGAGGAAATCGGGCACGTAGGCCAGCCCGCCAATGGTCAGTCGCGGCGAGCAGGCCATCCGGATGCAGATCTTCTGCTGGTCGCTGCTCAGCGCGTAGAGAGCGATCCCCTCGTCGGTGAAGGGCTGGAGCCCGCGCCTGATGAGGGCCTTGAGCAGGCGCTGCTCGGCCCGAGACGGCTTCGACTGGTTGGTGGCCGCGGGGAGGAAGGGGATCGTCATGACGAGGCCTTTCCGGCGCTCCTGGCGCCGAGCAGGAGGGCAAGCGGGGAGGGGAGCGGGGACGTGCCAGTGGTCAGGGGTCGGCTGTCACACAAGTCACACAACTCCGGTGCTCCCCGAAAAGTTGTGTGACGCGATTCCGCAGCCTCTTTTCCCTTGTTGTCACACAAGTCACTCATGTCACAGATAGGTTTAGGTAGAGACCACTCAGAGATTTTCAGCCCACCCACCACGCTGCGGAATGTGCGTTGGTGGTCTGGGGAAAAAGGATGCGTGACTTGCGTGACTTGTGTGACAAGCCCGGTAATCTGGCTTCCGTTCGTGTCACTCATCGTTCCGTGCCTCCCTCATCTTGTGTGACTTGCGTGACAGCCGGCGCGTCGGGCACGGGGGGGCAGAAGACCCAGACGCGCGACCGCTTGCCCGCCCCGTCCTGCCCCCGGGGGGTGCGGATCTGGCTCGGCCACCAGCCGAGGCCCCGCAGCACCGCGCCCATCCGGTTGCCTGCGCTCTTGTTCTGGCGCTCGACCGGCATCCCGATCTGGTGGAGCGCCTCGGAGATCGAGATCGGCTCCTCGCGCCCCTCGAGCAGGCGCTCGACGGCGCCCTCCCACGGGTCGCGCTCGCGGCGGTCGCTCTGCTCGAGCGCGGCGACCGGCCAGAGGTCGCGCGGGATGTTGACGCCCTGACCGGCCTGCCAGGTGGCGACGGCCTCGGCGAGCAGCTGGTTGCGGTCCCGGGCGAGCGCGTCGAGGTCGCACTCGCCGACGGTCACGGGCCAGTAACGGCGGTTGCCGGTCTCGTCGCGCAGGTAGTCACGCTTGTTGGTCGTCAGGCACCAGGCCGAGCGCCGCGGCTCGGTGATCTGGTGCCGCCCGTAGGCGGGGCGGTAGGTGTCCGTCGTGCGCGTGATCGCCGACTTCGCGGCCTCGACCGACGAGCGCGCGGTCGACAGGCCCTCGCCGATCTCGACGATCCAGGCGGCGCGCACCTGGATCATCGTGTCCTTGTCGAGAAAGTCGCCGGTGATCTCGTGGTACCAGGCGTCTCCGATGATCTTGAGGGCCTTGGTCTTGCCCTTCCCCTGGTCGTCGCTCTCGAGGCAGAGGATCGCGTAGACCTCGCGCCCCGGAGAGAGCGCCCGCTCGATCGCTGACCGAAGCCACGCCGCGCCGACGGCGCGCACGTAGGGGGTATCCTCGGCGCGCAGGTAGGTGGAGAGCCAGGTGTCGAGTCGCGGCACGCCGTCCCACTCGAGGGAGTGGAGCTGCGCGGCGAGGGGGTTATAGGCGCCCGCGCGGGCCACCGACAGCAGCGCCGCGTAGACCGTCGTGGGCTGCGCGTTCAGGCCGTAGACCCGCTGCAGTTGCACCGCCGCGTCGGTCTCGTCGGCGTCGGTCCAGTCGCGGATGAGCCAGGTCTCGCTGCCCTCCTCGCCGGGGAGCGGCTGCCGCACCCGGATCTTCCCGCGGCTCTCGTCAAAGCCCACGCGCCCCGCCCACTCGGGGGCGTGGGTCATGATGGCGACGAGGTTCGCGAGGCAGTTCTTCGGGCGCCCGTGCTTGTCGCGGATGAGCACCTCCTCCCAGGCGCCTGGCTCTTGCCCGCCCGCGGCGCTGGCGGCGCTCGCGGGCCCCTGCGCCTCGGCCCCTGCCGCTGCGGCCGGGACGGGGGCGGTCGGCATGGCCTTCCAGGCATCGCCGGGGGCGTACCGGGCCACGCTCGCCGCGATGGCCTTGACCTCGGCCTCGTCGAGCGCGACGCGGTCAGAATTCTCCGCGAGGAGCGCCGCGAGGATGACCTGCTCGGTACACCCCTGCCGGCGCAACGTCCCGGCGACGCGCGTCAGGTGGTTGTTGCGGTCGCCCTCGATGATGGGCAGGCCGCCCTCAGCGGGGGCCTCCCGACGACGACGGGCACCGGCCGCGGCGCCGGCGCGCTCCTCGAGGCAGGTCGCGAGCCAGGCGGGGGGGATCTCGGCGACGGGGCAGTTGAGCAGGTCGCCCCCCTCGTCCCAGGCGTAGACGCCGCCCGAGACGTGGGTCGACGGTGGGGCGAGGACGTAGCCGCCCTCCCCGCGCACGTCGATCCCGGGCCCGAGGCGGGAGGAGCTGTTGCGCACCTCGACGCCGGACTGGAGGTAGATGTGGAGGCCGCCGCCCCCGGTGTGGACCCGGACGCTGTCGGGCAGGGCCCCGAGCCTCTGCTCGAGCGCGGCCAGCGCCTCGGTCCCGCCGTGGCGGGGGTCCACGTCGATCACGAGCAGGCACTTGCCGAGGGCGTAGAGGCCCGTGACGATCCCGATGTTGCTCTCGCCCCACCGCTGCCGGCGCCACCAGGACGAGACGATCTTCTCGTCTGCGGAGGCCGAGAGCAGCCCGCCCTCGATGCGCGGGTGCTTGCCCGGCGAGGGGCATTTCGCGTTGCCGCAGGTGCAGCGCTTCGACGAGAGCAGGTCGTAGATCGGGAAGACCCGAAAGCCCCCGCGAGCGAGCGCGATGGCCGAGGTCATCTTCGCGGTGACGATGGTCGCAGCCATCATGCTGCGCCTCGCTCGACCGGCGGCTTCGACCAGCCGCACCGCGCGCAGGGCCCCTTGCCCCCGAGCGTGAGCCCGAGGACGCCGCAGCCGCCGCAGGCCCGGGGGTGGACGACCGGGCGCCCACCGGGGCTTGCTGCCTGCCCGTCCTCGCTCGCCTGCTCGTGCTGCCAGCGGGCCTCGCGCCGGGCTTCGATGACCTCGACGTCCTCGAGCGCGGCCAGCTCCGCGTCGCAAGGCTCGATGCCGCGGCCGAGGTAGTGGACGACGGCGACGACCCAGCGGTCGCGGTCCCCGGGCGACCACCGCTCCCAGGCTGCCGCGAGGGCCGCGGGCACCGGGGGGCAGAGAGCAGGGTCGGGGCTCGCCACGGCGAGGTTGCGCGCGGCGCTCATGCGGCCCTCGCGGCGAGCAGGGTGAGGGCGGCGAGCAGGTCATGCTGGTTGTCCACGGCATCGGTCAGGTCGAGGCGGGTGCTGCGGAGGCGCTTGGCTGCAACGAGACAGGCGAGCCGCACGGCGGGGCTCTCTGCCTGCCCTGCGCGGGCCTCCCACTCGGCGGTCTGCGCCTCGAGCACGGCCGCTGCAGCGACGAGCACGGCGCGGTCCTCGGGCCTCATCGGCTGCCTCCCGGGAGGCAGAGCAGCAGCC